CTAGTAAATCAGCATATGCGCCAGGGTCTTCATTAGTTGGATTTACACCGTATTGTGAGCGTATCAGTTTGCGCCATTCCTCTTTATTGTATTCATTTACTTTAGGACCAACATTGGTCATACGTTTGATTGTGGCTTTAGTTGGGCCTTGCATGTCCTTTACTATTTTAGTCATTGCTCTATTCAAGTCATCTTGCCAAGCATCTTGTCTAATATGGCCACCAGCAGGATGCGACATATCTGTTACTTCAGCAACCATTTTAGGAACAAGTGGATGCAAGTAATGTTTTACAGCCTTTCTTGTCTGAGCATTTAGCCAACGCAAATCGCGCCTATACTGATACTCAACAGTAACAGGGTATTTCATAGGCACAATAGGTTTGCGTCTTTTGGGCATTATACTCCTACTGGTTTAGCAACAGTTGCTACTACAGGTGCGGCTGGTGGTGGTGTCCCAGGAGGAACATCCATTTGCGTAACATCTACATTAGCTGAATATTGTAGCTCTTCAGGGAAGGTCGGCAATGATGGATCAAATTCATACTCAGCATAAAACTCTTCAACAACAATTTGTCGAGCTTCTTCTGGCGCCAAAAGCTGATCATTAACCAGAGTGGTTAAAGTCAATGCTCTATTGTTTTCTGCTTGAGCCAAAACAAAATCTTTATCTGCTTCCTCTTTAGCAGTAGGCACCCACAATGGGTTAAACGTTATGTGCCATTCATCAGGTATTTTAGCATCCAATGATTTTTGTAACCAAAGCAACGACGTTAGTTTTTCTAAAGCTGGTCTAGCAATTACCTCTTATATGTGCAACCATAACATAATGTGATTCTAAATCACCAGCATTAGTTTGATTTAATCCTTTTGTAGATTTACCAAATAACATATTGGCTTGCATACCAGATGATGCTGCTAATGCTGTTTGAAACTCATCCAGAACAGCTTGTGTACCATCAATGCCTGGGCTTTGAACTACATATGTATCCTCTTTATCCACAACAACTGAATTTAGATTTCCTCTAACTTGATCAACCATATTGATACGTTTAATAGCTAAACCATCATCGCCATGAGCTAACATATCACCAAGGCCAGACATGCTATATACTGCTTGTTGCTTTCTTTCAAGTAACCTTTCTGACCAGTCTAGTCCGCGTTCGTAACGTCCAATATCCTTAGCACAAGCCTCCAACATTGATCTGCCAGCCCATGGTATTCTGTTAAATTTCTGCATATTGGGTGGCAGCGGTTCACCAGCAACAGGTATCAATCTAGTCTCATGTATTTCAAACGGCACTCCTTGTGGGTGTGATATTAGGAAAAATTCTGGTTTCCCAAACGTATCTAAATCAGTTTGATCTGTATAGTATTTTTCTGTGGCGTGAATACATGTTATGTCATAAACTCTAATTTCATTGATTGTGTCTAAATTGTCTGTGTTTAATGGATCAGTAAAATCACCACCATCTTGCGCAATTAGGATTAGAGCGGCGCCACCATATAGTCGTGACCATCGAACAGCATCAGCCATTCTAGTGGGAACTGATAAACGATCATATTCATCAGACATATCATCATCATCATCACCTTCGATTTCAACACCACGCTGAAATGCATCATCAGCCGGTTTATCAATTATCTTCTGTGCTAATCCATTTGTCAAATATAAATTTGTTAGCTCATAGAAAGAATATCGTAATGACCAAAAACGCGACATTCCGCGTCCCATCCAATTGCTTGTCTGGAACGTGGCAGATGTTCTATCAAGACTTGGAACGCCAAGTCCTGATAGTAAATTAGCGTAACCATCATGTCGTGTAAAGTTATTCATGACGACAAAGCCAAGTAACGTTCATAAGCAGATACACTAGAGGCACATTCAAGAAATGCGCCGCTGCTAGCATCTACATAATCGTCATGATCTCCTTCAGGAAACGCAGCCATTTCTTTCAAATAATTAGTCACCCATGGACCATCTACGATATCAACGTTACCAGCTTGCCATTGTGCAGACAATGGTTCCGCTCTAGTCTCTTTGGGGCCAGTTTCTCTAATTGATTTGACTTTGAATCCTGCGAGATGAGCAATGATACTTGCTGACTGATCCTTTCCAGCCTGCCCTGGGTCTTGCGGAACGATAGTTGTAACTCTAGAATATTTAGCCCGATCTTGTGAAGCAGTATTAGAGAGAATATCACGTATAACACTAGCATTGTTACGGACGTTAATGCCGTCAGCAATAACAAAACGACCATTTTCTCTGCGGCCCATCAATACTGATGCTGTGGCTGATGGTGACGGATTTACTTCACTTGGTTCAGTAGCAGCGAGGTCCCAACGTCTAATCCACATTTTTACATCTGTTGGCGCAGCAGGAATAATCCTAATACATGTTTGTGGGAAATATGAACCAGCAGACGGTTTGATTTTCCAATTACCATGAAGCAGACGTTCGCGCTCAACTCTGGTTAGCATTTCTAAATTGGCGCGATAGTCAGGGTCTTGGTTGTTTAGAATAACATTGTCTGCTAGAGTAGCAGGGATAAATGTAAATGATTTTGGAAGCGAACCAGGGAATTTACACAGCAACTCCTGGCGCGTGTCCGCCCAAATCATTCTGTCATCAACTCGAACAAAATGGCGAATGATACCTGATCGCGATAATATTGGATAACCAGTATTTTGATCAATCCACCAATCAATCAAACCAGCAACCCAACTATCAGCATCAGGATTACATGTTGCGCGTATATACGGTCTAACGCCACACATAGACCTGTTGCGAGACAGCATATACCAGAATTGTTTCTCTGTAAAATGCGTTAGTTCATCGTAACCAATTAGAGGTATCTGCGAGCCTTGCCAATTACCAACATCGTGCTCGTTATGTAAATGGCCAAACGTTATTGTTGCTCCACTAGTAAATGTCCACATACGATATGGTGACATTTTTGGTTGACCGTCTATACGCATGTATATCTGAAAGCTGGTATCAAACAATCCGCCTTCAGATGTTATCTGGACTGCTTCCCTCCTAAATATAACAGCACCAAAATCAGCCACATCTATATGACGACATGGCTCAAGTAACAATGCGTATGTTTTACCTCCTCCAGCAGCACCTCCATATATAGCAATGTCGGCAGCAGTAGACAAAAATTGTTCTTGCGGACCGGGCTGTGGTCCTAAATCACTATTGACATCAAAACCATCATACATATTTATGCCGCTTCCGCATCAATAACTTTGACGGGATTTGTTATGCGGCCATTGTCTGGTAAATACACTTTGACCCTACTAGCACTTTGGTTCGCACTAGTATCGTCTGAAACATATACAACTTGGCGGGGTTTACCATAAGCACGATTTAGCATCATGTCATATAGCTTCAACCTTTCACTGTGTGGTACAGTATCATCGTTTAGCATCTCATCCATTTTAGACAAAATGCTTGGAACACGCTGACGACATGCCAGCATGAGTTCACGCAAATTATAAATGCGTTCCAGTTCTGTATGCGGGTTGAAATCGTCGGGCATTTTTCGACAGTATAGAATGTAGATCGCTCGCGTATATACGCGCGAATAGACCGCAAAAGTAAAGAACTGTTTTTGCTATGGATAGTAAACATTTCGTTACCGTCTATTAGATCGTATATACGCGTATATACGTTTATATACGTCAGGCCTTAGCACGACTAGCATGTTTATTATTTACCTCAAACATATTTGTAAACCAATTTAGAATATCTGATTTAGAATTTGTTTGTAGTGCTAGTTGTTCAAGTAATACAGGCCTTTTTGGCACCTCCAACCACATATCCCAACGAAAACATTTTAGTATTCCATATTTGTAAAAATTGTTATCATGATCAATCAATCCTAAAAACAGGAAACACAATCCGCCTGCTTTCTGCCATTTAGCAAGCCATGCTGCTTGGCCATTGGTTAGAGTATGAACAATTATGGATGGCGATCTATATTGAATGGGAACAATTTTGAGTTCGAACCATATCATGCGATTGCCAAGTTGTATGCCTTTGTCCGGCCAGCCTGTGGTCCTGTTGTTTGGTGTCCAAACTGTATATTCAGTAAATGTGTCCATGAAGTTTCTAGACAATTCCCTCTCAAGCATCTGTGTATTCTCCTGGCCACAATTACACATGTATATCAGGTATTACTCAGCAGCGTATATACGATAATATATACTAGTGAATTTCTCCTGGCGCGCAACCATAAATCGTTACGCTATCAGCAATTACCGAATTACCGAATTACCGCTCCTCTAATAGAGATATATTAGAAAATAAATGCCTGAACATGTTTTTCCTAGGAACTACTTTTTTACTAAATCGGTAACTTCGGTAATTGCGGTAATTTAGTAGGTTTTTCAACGACTTACAAAAATTACTGAAGAAACTACATTCGGTAATTTAGAGTAATTCGGAGAACAAAACAAGAACTTACTTGCGAAACACAACATAAGTCTTACCTCCAATTGTCTCTCGTTTCGATTCAAAACCCATCTTCCTCAACACTTGACCATATCTATTTCTAATTACTTGAGTAATACCAACATCAGAAATACCTCTACTGTCACAGACATATTTGACAATGTCTTTAATAGTTATTTTGTTTGCATATTGAATATTCAAATCAATCATATCCTCAATATGTTCCCATTCCATCCATTCATGAACAACATCTCTAATTTCAATTTGTTCGTTTTGCAGATCTATTTCTTCAGGAGTCAAAAATGGTTCAATCTTATTCAAATAATATTGCTCTTTGATTTGCGATAGTATTTGTGGATATTCTTTTCTGAATGCTTTGTGATCAATAAATGTATTCGTTTTCAATAATGATTTGATGGGTATTGCTCTTGTCTCGCCAGTAGGATCACGCATATACTTATGTTCATTTGTAGTAACAATTGATATGCTACGTTTTGGATGACTAATGACTAATCTCCCATATGGTAATCTCAATACAATATCTGTTTCTGTTATAAATCTTTTCCAATCATTTAGATTAAATCTGTTCATGTCTAAATCAGGAAATTCGATGATGGCGCCAGGAGCTACTAATTGTAAAAAATCTTTATCAATATTTTTGATTGATGTACTAACATACCAATATGAATTATCAGGTTCATATGGATTTACTGGAAGCAATGCTTTACAAAATGAAGTCTTACCTATGTTTTGTTCTCCTTCAAGAGCAAAATAGTAACGTTGTCTGCAGCCTGGATTAAAACATCGCCATACTTGAGATAATGGTAACATTCTTGCCCAAGCAGCGCTCCATGTGCCAGAAGCGGCTTTCAAATATCTAACAACCCAATTTGTTTCTGGATTTGTTATTCTATCAATACCATCCCATTCAGGTAAACTTAGCATCCATTCTTGATACATATCAATTTTTTCGTAATGAGAAACAATTTCAACAACATCATCTAAACCTGTCCAATGTTTCTCCTCAGGAAAAATATTATCATTCAATGCTTTTTTTAATGCAGTTCTATTTATGTTATCGTATGGATAGTAAATATGTGTATTACCATTAGTCATTAATGGCAATTTGAATTCGTTAGTCAATGAAACCCAAGGCATCTTTACAAAATATGGTTGTTCTGACATAGTATCTAAAATCAATCTAACATCAACTGCTTTATGAATTATATCAATAACATGAGATGTTGTATAAGTGATATTGCCTTTCTTGTCCATCATTGGCAATAAATCAGCAGTGGTAAATGCAGCACCCTTAGTTTTTGATTCTTGCTTTATTTGATTTGATAATGCTCTTTCAATGTTTCTTTTAATCATGCCCTTCATTTTAGTAGCATCAAAGGCATTTAGAATTTTCTCAATATTCAATTCTCTATCGTAGTCATCAATGGCCAGTAGTTCTGTTATTATATCAGCAAAGTATTTATCAAAATAACCTTTCTTATCAGAAATAGTTGTAAATGAGTTTAGTTCAGATGTGATTTCTCCTATAGTTATTGTCATGATTTGTTCTCCCCATTATTTATTTGCGGCCCATTAATCAATTTCCATTCATAAATTGCTGCTTGTATATGAATACCTCGCCAAATTTTGCCATCATTAGTTAATGCATATAAACCAGCGCCGTGACTTATGATTTGTATTACTTTAGACTGCTTATCCATTTTCATTCTCCATTTTCAGTTTGCCATCTTTTATGCCATCAAGTATAGTTTGCATATCCTTTCTTCTGTTGCCCCTCCATATTGCTGTTGCCATGTATAATTCTTCAATAACATCTTCTTCAATTAGAGTTCCTTGCCAAATGAATTTTCCTAAATCAGTAGCCTTCCAAATTAGCCAATCGTGTCTATTAGAATCAACATCAAATACTCCTCTCAAAACTTTGTTCAACTCACCTTCAGCTTGTTTCTTAGTCAACCAATTTTCAGGTTTATTATCATAACTTGTATAAACTTTCCTAACTTCAGCATACATCCGATCGCCTGTTATCCATGTCCACAATCGTCCAACACATGGATCAATACATCCGCTGAACACAGGTCTCGCAGTGTATATCGGTTGTATAGGATGGAACAATGCTAAATCAACAACACTCTTATAACGCTCAAAATGTTTCTTGAGAGAAACACAATTCACCTTCACATGGTTCCACAAAAACAGCCTGATACGGATACCAGGCTTTCTCAAGTAACCAGCACTAGGAATGGCGAATGCTTCTACACCAGCAAGATCGAGCGCCAGGAGAACAGCGTTAGTGTCTAACTTTAAATCACCCGACGATACACCATAACCATCTATATCTAATGCGAACCAATTTTGATCTTGTTCAATAATGGTCGGCTCAACAGGACCATTACTATGAAATAACCTTCTTTGTCGGCTTATCGTATCATCTTTAGCAACGCCACGCAGTAAACAGCAATCTGGTTTATGTAGTAACAATTTCACATAACCCATTAGGTCATGCAAACCAGCCACTTCTCTACTGAAGAATTTGTAGTAATAGGCATTGTCGTATGCCCGTTCATATTTAGGATAAATTGTTTTGGTTAGTTTCTTACCATCAAGCGAACAAGCAATTGTTATTATATTGTTACTTGTCCACTCGGAAATTTTACTAGCGTCATTCGCGGTATTAGCGTATATACTATCCGACATCGCGTTTCCTTCCCAACAGGATTGATGTCCGCTGCTTGGTGATAACTCAATACTTTAGCAGAGTATTGCATCATCAAGCAGCGTTCTTTTACTGTAGAGTAATCGAACGGAAATAGTAACGCCGCCGCGCGCCTAGGTAAAGAGCTAAATCGTATCACACAATTATGTTACGATCACAAAGCAACAACATAACAATAATTGATAGAGCAATATACTTGTGGGTGCTGTGTACCATAGAGTGGATGCATGAA